CCCCACCAGCTACAAATGGTCTAATTTGAAGTAAATATTCTTTCAAATTAGATTCTATTGCATTACGAATATCAACTGTATCAGTTTCAAGCCCTGTAATTGTAACATCAACCGGATTTGTGGCAATTGGTAAAACTTCCAATCCTGCTTGAATTGGCAAACGACCTCTTTCGTATGTTGGTTTGGTTTCATCTGGGTCAAAACGAATAACATCTTCAACTTCTTGCAAAATTTCAGGCGTTGGTGTTCCGTGTTCATCAGTACTGTCTATTTCAGTTGCTTCAACAAAAACCTGCACCGTTCCAGCTTCAAAATCTTTTACATACGGATAAACATTTCTAACACCTTGAGCGTCTGAAGCCCAAAGTCTATAATCTGTTTTTGCTCCGCCTTGTGGTTCAAGCTGAATACTGTCAATTATTCGTTGTCTGTAAACATCTTCGCTTTCAGCCGCTAACGGTTGTTCAACGATTGTAGTTACTTCAACAGTTTGCTCAACACCTATCACTGGTTCAGTTATTGTTAAGACGTCACCAATTCTTAAAGCATAATCAACTCCGCCATCAATAGACCTAACATCAATTTCCTGTTCTGCATTGGCTGTAATTTGCTCAACATCTAATATATATATTTTACCAGGATTTAAACTGTCGTCATTTGACTTAAATGTTAAACCAGCTCTTAATACACTACCAACGACTGAATTCACTTTAATTGTGAAAACGCCATTTGTTGCTGGTAGTTGCAATCTGTTTAACTGTATTAGACCGTGGCGATTTAATGTTCCACCATTTAATTCAGAATCAGCAGTATCAGGAAAAACATTGTTTTGAATATCAGCTAAAAACAAATAATTTAATTTTACTTGAGCCGCTATGACGGCCGCAAAAGCATCTAGAACCTTTTTCAACTCATCGTCAGATAAATTCAATTTGTTCTTCAAATCATTTGCAATGTTTTGATATATTTCAAGAATAGTTGGTATGTAAGCCATTTTATATAGTTTTGTCTAAAATCAATTCCTGTTTTGCGTTATCCCAAACAAACTGAAAAATCCTGTTAGATTGATTTTGTATTTCGTTAATTATAATTTGAATTTTTATTTTATCAACTCCTAAAATTAATACATTAGATTCGAAGTTGACGATTTTTTTTAAGAAAACCAAATCATTATCAACGGCACTTTTAACCTTTAATCTTCCAAGACTGTTGGTTGTTACGTTTCGCAACGTTTTTTCGGTTTCAGAATTAAATTGTTTTGATTTTGAATCTTTCCAAAGTAAAGCGTTGGCCCAATAGTCAAATCGCTCAACACTAACTATTTCATCATTTTCATTTTCATTACCCAATGTAGATTGTTCAACATTTCCGCCAAATAAAGCAATGTATATGGTTTGATAAAGAGTTTCAGCCATTGTTAAATCACCGTTCAATAACAGCATTTCTCCGCCATTACCACTTTCGTAAATATGTAGGTCTTTAGTGATTGCCATTTTAAAAAGCGTTTTGAGTGTTTGACATAAATATAGGAATATTATTTTGACCTTTTTGGTCAACGCTTTCAACGTTTTTACCTTTATCTTTTATTGATATAGCTACATTGTTTTGGGTTTTTGAATTAATTACCGCTTCGCTTCCTGCTTGACCAGTACTTGGTAGGACTTCTGCTTTTTTATCACCAACCATTGCTTCCAAGTCAGTCATCTCGTTTAATTTATCTAAACCACTCTGAGCCGCTTTTCCAACTTTTCCAGGTATCAAAGCAACCAATCGAAGAACCATTTTTAAAGGAAATAATATCCATTCTATTATGGCTTGTCCAATACCGATAAAAAATGATTTAAGATCAAATTCTTGAAAGAATGATACAATTTTACCCCAAAGCTCACTAATCCAGCCAGTAAATTTAGACCATTGTGCTCCAAACCAAGCACAAATTTCATCCCAATATAAGAAGATTGCGACAATTGCCACGACTGCGGCTATGATTGCCAATACAGGCCATAAACCAGACCAAATAGCGATTGCAAGAGCTCCAAAAGCTGAAGTGGCTAACCAAGTAACAGCGGTGCTGATTGCCATAGCAACTTTGTAAGCATTTTGAGCCGTCACATTACCAATCAAAGCCATATTATTTGTGTTCGTCACTGCTGTTGAAACCCCTAAAGCCACATTATAAGCCCAAGTCAATGCGGTTGTCGTGATAATAATTGCTTTCATCAAGACATACGCCGCGACAAGGCTTAAAACTACGGTGACAATCGTATCCATATTATCTCCAACCGAAAACAGAAGTGATTTAAACATATCTAGAGTCGCGTTGTTGCTTTGAGTTGCAGTTGTTGTGTTTAAAAACGAAGTTTTAATGCTGTCAAGTGCGAATTTAAATGTATTGGTATTTGTTTTAGCCATATCCATCGCGGCTCCTGATTTGTTAACGTTTATAAGCATTTCATCAAACTTGTCAGCATTATTTAAAAGTCCTTGAGCCAAACCAGCATTTTCTTTTCCAAAAACTTGAATCACTGCCGTAGTGTCTTTTCCAATTTTAGACATTTCTTTCAACTTTTCATCTAAAGTTGCTGTTTTGCTTGTTAAGATTGAAGTTCTAACTCCATATTTTTCCATCGCTTTAATGGCGTCAGGAGGTAGTATTTTGGCTGATGCCATATTTGATAAAACGTTTCTTAATTTTGTTCCAGCTTCAGCACCTTTTTCAAACGGCGACACTAACTGTATCAAAGCAATTGATTCATCTATTTTCGTACCTGTGGCCGCGGCAATAGTACCAAATTTAGACAAGGCATCTGATGTTTGAACAATGCTTGATGCACCATAGACGGTACCAGCCGCCAAGTTATCAATCACCGATAATGCTTTCTCACCACCAAGTCCAAATTGATTTAATGAAGTTGTTAATGAGTCTGACGCTGGACCAAGTTCCATCCTTGCCGCTTTTGATAATGTAACAGCGGCGTTGGTAACTTCGTCAAGTAGTTTTGTATTGGTTAATAATTCAGGCTTCGCACTTGCAATTAATTCATAGGCTTTAAATACATCAGCACCAAGCATTTTTTGAGATTTAGCCGTTTTCATGGCCTGCTGTTCTAAAAAGGCCAAATCTTTTCCGGTGGCGCCAGTCACTGCGGCGACTGAAGCGAGGCTGTCCTCGTAGGCTATATTGTTGTTAATGGCGGACATAAATATCGCGCCAAATCCAAGACCCAATGCCAATTGACTTAAATTGCTTAATCTTTTGAATGAAGAAGTGATAGTATTATCAAATCTTTTTACCGCACCAATGCCGTCTGAACCAAATTTTTTAACATTTTTCGACATTCTCGAAACAATGTCTGAAAACTTGTCTACTGCTGTAAATATAGTTGGTATTTTAATTGATGCCGGCATTTATTATTTTGTTATTTGGGTATTTTTGAGTGTAATTCTTCTAGGTTTTTGTACCAAAAAAGCAATCCTTCATAATCTAAATCATCGCAGTACAAATTTCCTATAATTTCTGGTGACCAATGGTACTCATTGACGATGCTTTTGATTTCAGCGTCATGAGTACCGAGTGACCACCGACCTAAAAAACCGAGCAGATTTGATTAAGTACTTCAAAATCATCCTTTTCAAGCTCTTTGACTTCAGTCATGCTTAATTGGGTGATAAATGATATGTATTTTAACGTGTAGGTTCCCATCTGTTTCTTGATGTCTAGGTTATCCATTAACATATTTTTATCAGATTCCTTGATTCGGGCTCTAAAAGTGACTTCTGTAACAGTTAAACTCTTGTCTTCTGCTGTCGCATAAAGTGGATTTCTTAACGTGTACTTTGGTTTTCCTTTATCGTCAAAAACAAGTAAGCCTTCTTCGATGGCTTCAATAACATCAATGTAATCTTCTTCAATCACATCATCAGTCAATTTTCCTCTGCTAAACTCTTTTGATTTGTATTTTTTCAAAAAGACTGTTACTTCTTGAATTGCAACCTCTCTTGATACTTTGTTTTCTGTTTTCATTTCTGCTCTAATTTTAAAATGTTAAAGCGGGACCGAAGTCCCGCTGATTAAATACTATAATTTTTCAAGAATTCCGCCACCTGCCAACTTCGCTGTTAGTTGTGCCGTGTTTGTGTCAATTTGGATATCTCCAACAAACTTTCCTCGACCTCTCCAAACCACGCCTGTGATATGTGTGAATGTCCAAGTTCCCAATTCAGCACTCGCGGCCAATTTTGGAAGATTGTCCATTTCATTTCCTGAAGTAAAGTCAGCCATTAAAGGACCTTCAAATCCCCAACGAACTCTATTTACTTGGTCAATAAAAGTTCCATCACCTGTAACACCATTCGCGTCGTCGTTTGAACGATTCCCGCCTGGGTCAAGCGTATAACTTTCATTTGATTTAGTTGCGAATTTGAAACTTCCTAAAGTTGGGTGATTGCAAGTTATTTCAATCAAATCACCACCTGAATATTTTGCCATAATGTTTATTTTTTACAAAGTTAATAATTAAAAACCAGCTTCAGCGTCTGTTGATTGAATTCTCGCAACTCCTGTTCTTCTGTATCTGAAAAACGTTTCAAATCTGTCTGGATTATCTTGACTTACTTGAACGGTCAAACTTCCTTTTGAAAAGTCTGGATCTTTGATTAAAGCTCTAACGCCCAAGTCTTCAAAATAATCATATAAAACTGCTTTCCATTGTTTTGGCTTAACGCTTTTGGCTACATCAGTAACTTGTCCGTCAGCAACTAAAACGTGGTCTCTGACATTCTGTTTTTCAAGAATGATATAGCCATCTTTGATGTTCCAATCAATCATCAAGTTTCTTGGATAAGCATATTGCAATGGCATCTCGCCTTCAGGATGATAAGTGGTTACCAAATCTTGAATTAAATATCTACCATTTTC